TACCTCTGCCCTCTTAGTTTTTGTGTATATATAGAACATATTTTTTCTCCTTTCATTTTGTATAGATTTTCAAATTTATTTAGTTTTTTATATTTAAAATTGCAGATTTGAGTGTCTTAAATATAAAAATCTTAGAAATTATATTTAAGAAAAAATATAAAAATATGCTCAAAGCTACAAAATAAAACTATAAATTCTTTATAAATTTGAAAATCTCTATACTTTTTTATTAAAAAATACCTAATTTTTTCCTTGCTACAATAAGAGTATTTCTTATTTCAGTAGCACTTACTTTTTGAATATAGTGTTTACTTGTGACACCACTGCTAGAATGATTAGCATAACTTGAAGCTAATCCTAGTCCAGCTAAATTATTTATTAAATTAATGCTAGTTTTCCTAAGAGTGTGAGGATATAGATCCTCTATTCCTAAAATTTTTCCTAGCTTTTTTATTCTATTCCTAATCGCTCCCTGAGTCATTTGAGCATATTTTCCTTTGTATTTTGCTATAAATAAGTATTCAGATTCTATTTCCTTTTCTTCTCTCTCTTTCAACCATTCTTTAAGTAATTCCTTACATTTATTAAAGAAGAAGGCATTTACTACATATCCTTCCTTTTCTTTAACATCTTTGAAATATCCATTTTCTAAGTCTAATTGACTTAATTTTAAGCTATGAATGGCTGATATCCTACAGGCACTATCAAGAAATAGTTCCCATAGAATTCTATCTTGCAAATCATATTTTTTGTTTTCTACCTCCATATAAAGCCTTACCGTTAAAATTTGTTCTGTTGTTAAGAAATAACTATTTCTAACCTTATCTTTTTCTGTAAATCTCAATCTATCTAATTTTTCTGAAAATGGATGATACTTTATTTTGTTTCTTCTAACACACCAAGCATAGAATGTTGATATAGCAGTAGTCTTATTCATTAAAGTTCTTTTACTGTTTCCTAAGTTTCTACAATAATTTCTGTAACTTTCTATTATTGTTGGCATTTCTAAAAGTGTATCCTTACTAAGAAGTAATCTATTTTTATAAGCTTTTTGAAACCATACTAGGAACAACTTAAAATTATTACAATATGTTTTATAAGTTGTTTCCCATGTTTCCCAGTTGCTACTTTTGCAACTGTTAAGATATTCTAAGTAAATTTCCACATTTTCCTTTTTAAAATTTTCTAATACTACTAAATTCATAATATCCCTCCAATAAATTGATAAAGATATTATATAAAATTAATAGTCTGGAAAATCTAAAAAGAAAGTCAGATAACATAATGTATCATGGAGGTTCGCCAGTACCAGTTGGTACAAGTGGAAAATTACCAAATTATGTTACATATAGAAATATATTAGATTATTATTTTAAAATTAGATTTTTAGGAGGAGTATCATTTTATGTTGTCTTAGATAACTCTACAAATACAAATATAGTTGATTATACTTTATTTAATGGTATTAAATTTCACTTAGATATTAATACTAATATTTTGAAATTAGTGGCTGACCCTCAAAATCAATTTATTTCTATTGATGTATTTAATAAATTGACTTAAATATTTATCTGTAAGTTATTAAAGGTAAGAAACTTGTACTTTTATTAAATTTGGACTAATCCCAGTAAAATTTCCTTTACCTCCAACTCTTATACAATTTGCATGAATATCTAGTACACAATATTCAAACCAAGTTGATTGATTTAAACAGTTTAATCCTATGATTTTTTCTTTTTTTATGTGTGGAGGGATAGGAATAAACCACTCTGTAGCATCTGTCCCGTTTTGATATCCTAATAAATTAGTCATACTCAAGATCTCGATTTTGATTAGATTTTCCAATAAGAATGGAAAATCTAATCAAAGTTATAGAAGTAGATACTTCTAATTTTACAATTGTAATAAACTATCATGTTGACACAAACATGATAGTTGGAGGCTATTTGCTAGTAAAGTCAAATTTTAGAGTTAGAAGCGGTGGTTTTATACATGCTTTAGGAAATAATTTAACTTTAAATGGCTCTTTTCTAACGTATACAATAGGAAATGACAGGGGTAAATATTTTTACCAACCACACAAAATTTCAGTGAAAAACGGAAACATAGTATCAAATGTGGCTGATTTCAATATTTTCACAACTAGAGTTTTTTATGAATAAAATTTAAGCGATTTTTATCCAATTAGAAAAAGAACTTCCAGCCCCAGTAATAACTCTATAAAAAACCTTACCTTTGAAACTATAAAGAATTTGCTGACAATAGCTGTTGACATCATTTAGAGCAAATACTTGTAAATAAAATGCTTTATCGCTGTACCCATTTATCTCGGAAGGTAATCCTGATATATTATTTCCCCATGATGGAGATATATAGTATCCAGACTCTTTTATATTATCTAAGTTAACATTTGAAATTACTGTAAAACTAATTTTAGATTTATTTTCTTTTAATGTATTTAGATTTTCCAACAAGAATGGAAAATCTGTATAAAATTGAATATAAAACTGATTATGATGTTTTAACAATTTTAAATAGAAAAATTGTTATAGGCTCTTTAGAAACTAAAGGAGCTACTGCTTCAAAAACATTAATAGCTAATGGTTTTAGTTTCAAAAATTCTATAGTTATGGCTACTGCTAAAAAAGATAATTGTTCTGTTGCAGTTATACATACTGGAGATAATTTAGACTTTTCTACTCTAGATGCAACTAGTGGAAATGTCCAAAATGGTATTTGCAAAGTTGATTTCTTTATACTCTTAAGGAATTAAAATTTTTAAATAGTTCCTATTATAGTTAGTTCTATAGACTGGTTTCCTGCAGCATATAATCTAACTTGTTTAGTTGCTACTATTTTAGAATAATAATCATGAACTACCTGTCTCATAAGATGTTCAGCATTTTGTCCTTCAGTGATATATCCAGTTAGAAATATACTAAATATATTTTTAAAGTCACTCTCAATTTTTACAGTTCTAACTCCTGCTATATTAGGGGTACAGTTTATGGTTTCTATACAAATATTACCTATTGTAAATATTTTATTATTTTTAACTTTAATGAAATTTTCCAAATGGTAAAGTGGAAAATCTAAACACAAAACCAAATGGAGATATAGCATCTGTAACTTCTTTTAGATTAGGTTTTAATACAAGTAATGTTTTAAATACATCAAAAATCAAAGATAAAAAAATCGTTTATGTAACTGTAAGAAGTGATAATATGCACATTTCAACTCAACTTCCAAAAAATATAAGTAGAGCTATGCTTGTACATGGAACTAACGCCAGAACAGCTATTCTTTCAATAGAAGAAACAGGTTTTTGGCTATATGGCGATATAACAGGAATAACTGGGATATTTCTAGCAGAGTATGTTTATGCTTAAACTCTAGCAATTATCAGATAAGAAACCAAACCTTTCCCACCAAAAGAGTTTGATGCTTTTACAGTTAAAGTTGTTGCTGATGTTAATCTTGCTTGCATAGAACTCAATATATTATTTGTTGTTGTATCCAATGATGAAGTTATAACATTAGCATTCTGCCAATTTGGGATTGGTAAGGACAATGTAAAATTTTGTAATGAATTAATTCCATATGTGTATTCAAAAGATCCATAAACAATTAGCCTACTGGCTATTTGGAACCAACCTTGATTATGAGAATTGAAATTATCGAATTTGATTAAATTTTCCAATAAGAATGGAAAATCTAGTCAAAATCGAAGTAATTCAAATGACTAATTTGTTAGGACATAATCCTACCGCTAACATTACTGAATGGTATACTCCTGTACCTAGTCATATAAATATAAATAAAATTATATCTATAACTAATGTAAACCAAGGGAATTGGGGAGAATATTGTAATCTAGACATTCCAGCTAAAACGATAAGAGTTGGAGCCTTAGGAAATGTAGCAAATTATCCATTAAATCAATTGAAGGTAATTGTTGCTTATTTAGCTTAATATTCTACAATTAAAGTGTTGTATCCATGTAAATGGATATCTTCTGCAAATCCTCTAGTTCCAAAAATTCCAAATGTATTACTTAATTTTTTAAAATAAAAGACAGCATCTGACCTAACACCGTTATCGTGCCCTATCACTAATTCTTTGTTAATAGGCAACTTTTTTAACAAAATACCAGGGATGGTGCATGTTGTGTTCCCGATGATAGTTAGAGAATGAATGTTATCAAAAGTTAAGTTATATCTACTATTAGTAGTAACATAAAACTGGACATCATGTGAAATTCCCTCCCATATTATTGCATAATTTCTGTTTAGATTTTCCAATTTCTTTTTATTAGCCCAAATTGACATCTCTTCAAAGTCAGCATTTGGAACACTTGTTCTACCACTTTGGCTTTTTAAACAGTAATAGTATTTTTGGTTAGCTGGAAAATAGTAAACATTTCCTTCAACTGCTTGGTCTACTGGAAATTGACCATTATTTTTTCCTAAAAGTCCATTTAAATTTTGAATTAATTGACCTTCTTTTGTATTTAAACTTTTATATAAATATTCCCATGTAATTGGAATTAATTGTTCATCTGGTGTTCCTAAAGAATTCCAACTTCTATTTCCACCAATATTTTTATACCAATGTCCATTATCAGCTAGATACTGTTTATTTTCTTCTAAGTTACTTCTTCCTTTCAAAGTACCTACTGCTATAACTCCTGTTTCAGTGTAAACTTGATTTGCTATATCTCTTGTTAAATAAATAACACCATCTCTTACATATATTTCAGCTTCTACATCACTAGAAATTGCCATGTATATATCTTGTATAGATTCATATGTTTTTCCTAATCTATTATTTGGAAAAGTGTCAGCTGATACAGCAGTTGTATAAGAATAAAGAACTTCTGATACATCATTTTCTATTTTTGCATAAACTCCAAACTCTTCTGTTTGAAACGATTGATCTACATTTTGATTTGATATTTGTACTGTTAAAACAGCAGTACCATTATCATTTCTTATATTCATAACATTTAAATCTAGCTTTTTATTTTTTAATTCAGTAACTTCTCTTAAGTTTCCTGAATGTTTCTGATCTCCAAATGCGGCTTTAGTAAATATAACTTTTCCTTCTCCTGCTAATGCCCTTGCTAAAAGATTTCTTCCAGCATTTGTTATTATGTGACTATTAAATTCAGCCATTATTAACACCCCTTTTTTCTAAAATATATTTTCCTGTTTTACTTACTAAATTTAAATTATTAAGATAAAAATAGTCTTGCTGTGGATATAAAATTACTCTTGTTCCGTATCTCATATGTGTTGCAACATATAAAGGTGATATGGAATTATTTTTGAAAGTAATTCCTGTTAAATGTTGTGATTTCTTTTTAGTTTTTTCAACTCTATCTATCATAATATTTAAATTACTTTTAGTTGTTCCTATAATTTCTATTTTAAAAGTTCCATTATCTCCATTAAACTCAGGAAATTCTAATATATTAGCTTTTTCATAGAAGATATTTAAGACATCTTGAATAGCTTTATTTGTTCCCTTTATTGAATGGATTTGGAAAGATAATTTACAAGCTTTTCTTTTTTCTTCTATAGACATAGAGAAATCATAAAAATCAACACTTAATTCTTTTGCAACTAGGTCAATTTCTTTTTCTTCCATTGTGTCTATTCTTTCAAGAAACTCTAAATATTCTATATTAGCAACAATATGCTTAGATATAAGTGCATCTATTACAGTTAAAACTATTTTATACTGTTTATCATCTCTTAAAATGTCAGGAGCAAGGTCTCTTATATTTGTAACATCATATATAAAATTTTGCTCTTTCATCTTGATTCTGCTCCTTTATATGAAATTGTTATAGTTCCACATTTTGCTAAATGGAACTTTTGTCCTATATAAGTTTGAGGTGATTTTATTTCAACTCTTCTTATCCCTTCCACATTTTTAGAAATATCTATAATATCCTGTAAATTTATGCTTTCTCCCATTTTAAAAGATTTAGTATATTGTTCTAATGAGCTTCTTAATTCTTTTTCTATTTCTGATTTCGATACTAACGAATTATCGTATACCCAGTAATCTAAATCAATATTATAATTGTGAAAAACAGGATCTTTTATTTCTAACTGGTCATTTAAAACTTTTATATTTTTGTTTTCAGTTATATAATTCTTTATTTTCTGTTTTTCTTCTTGTGAGAGATGCTCTAGTCCATTAACAACATAAATATCAATATAATTAGGTCTAGGACTGTTTATAAATACATCTGTAACAAGATTTGATGATTTCTTAACCCAATATTCATACGAACCTTCTGAACCACCTGTAGTAAATGATTCTGGAATAAGCTCTAATCTTTTTCTATATTCATCGTCATTTTCTTCTTCTCTACCACCTGTTACATCAGTTATATTAGTTATTTCTTTAATATACTCATATCTATCAACTATTTCTTTAATGTCTCCAGCTAGTATTTTCCCTAGTTCTCCAGCAATTTCAGCTACAGCTATAACATCAACATAAGTCTGCCCTTGTTTTATTTTATATTCTTGTTCTGTATAGAACATATAATTCTTATAGAGAAACCTTGTACCTTTTGCTATAATTACATCTTTTGCTACAATTGATGATATATGACATCTAATTGTAGTTCTTGCTTTATTTGCTTTTAATCTAATACCTCTTTCACCATAGAAATTTCCTTTTAAATCTAGTCTTTCTTCTCTTGAATATTTTAAGAAGTTTTGCTTTGCTACATCATTCATATTAGCTTTTATATTTGCTAATAGTGCTGCAACCGTTGAGTATAAATATGCTTCTTTTGTACATAACTCTAATCTTTCTCCTGTAATTTCTTCATGGAATCTCAAAGCGTCAGCTAATATTGATTCAGGATTAGAGTCAATTAAATTAAATTCTTTCATCTATTTCAACCTCGCATTCAATTTCAAGACCATTTTCAGTAGCTTTGCAATTAACATTATTTAATGTAAGTCCTTTTATATATTTATTCACTTGCATTTGCAGTTCATTAAATATATTATTTTTTATAACTGTAATTGGTCTATCTATCATTCTATTATCTATCCCTAAATCTCTATGGAGTGGTACTGTTCCCCTTTTTGTATTTAATAGAACATATAATTCCATTAATTTTGGATGCTTAGGAACAACATTATTTGAAACTATCATATACCCTCCTATTAATATCCTCTTAAATCATCTTCAACTAATCCACGTAGCCATTTTTTTTCATCTTTATTTTTTGAATAAATATTAGTCTTAGATTTTTTCTTTAAAACCTTTTTATTTTTTTTAGTATTCTTTTGATTACTTCTATTATTATTATTGTTTCTAGTATTTTCTTTATTTTCTGTTGTTAAATTATTCGTCGTAGGTAATAGAAGTCTATCTAACTTTGGAATATATTCTTTTAAGGTTAAAGAACAATTTACAACTTCTAGTTCTCCATTTGAATTTGTGCTTTTTATTCCTTGTTTAAAATCTATTAAAATAAATCCATATTTTGACAAAGGTTTATTTCCTAAAATAAGTGGATAATATTCACCATTTTCACATATTTTTTCTAATTTTAGTAAAGCATCATTTATATCTGTTAACGTGTAAACTAACTTTATATTTAAAGAAATAGATCTTAAATTTCTATGAATAAATTCTGTATAAGGAGCTTCTCCAAGATTATCATGTTCTTCAATTTTTGATGATATTGTTAAATCAATCCCTTCAGGAGTTAAAACATTTCCACGACTTACTTGAAAAACAATGTCTCCATAACTTCCTAGATTACTTGAGAAATTTAAGTTAGTAAAATTATTTAAGAAATCTTTTGTTAATCTACTTAGTACATTCATTTCTTACTCATCTCCTTATAATCAATAGATTGAACATCTAATTTCCCATTTTTTAATGTAGCTTTTTCAGTTTCAAAGCCTTTTTTAGCTGACATTCCACCACTGATCGTTACATTTTGAGTTACTGTCATATTTTTTTCTATTGTGGTGTCTCCAGTTATAATAACTTCACTATCTATTTTTGTTAAAGTTCCCTTTAACTCAATATTTCCATCTTCCTTTATTGTAAGGCTTGACCCTTGATAATCAATTTTGTATTCATCTTCTTGAGAATTACTCATGTTTTTATCAGAAAAATAACTTCCTATTATAAATCCTCTTTCAGTATCATCTCCTAAAAATATACAAAATACTGGAGTATTAACCTTTGGGATAGAAGTTATTTTGTTTCCTAATGTCACTGGAGATAGAATTTGGAGTCCTTCTGTGATTTGATTATTATATTCAGGAAGTTGTACAGTAGCAGTATAGTCAACTGTATTGATACTTTGAATAATTCCTACTGTTCCTTTTAATGCTGAAATCATTTTTCTTTCTCCTCTTTCATATCTTTTTTAATTTTGTACATTTCAATAGATGTAATGAATTTTGGAAAATTATGTTGAAGTCTAGTTACAACATAATTTCCTGAAAACTCTCCAGCATCAGATAATGAGATAATACAACCACTGTATAACTCTTTACATCCTATAATTTTTAAACTAGCTTCTATTTCTCTTTTATTTATATTTTCAAGAGTTTTTTTTGCTAATTTTTTTAAATCTCCACTTTTAGCCCTGGATTTTATAGAATAAACTTTTTTATAATTATCTGATTTTTGTCCAGTTTCTAATTCTTGCTTTGTTATAATAACCTTTTCTTCTTTTTGTTTTTTAGTATCAAAGTATTTTACTTCTATTGCATCATAAATATCATTTGATTTATCCTTTATTTCAAACTCTTCAACATTATCTAAACTAATACTTAATAATGCTGTATTTTCTGATAATATTTCTTCTTCAAATAATATAAGGATTCCACTAGATATTTTTAGTTTTATTCCTTCTTCTTGTGCAATTTTATTTAAAAAAGAGAAGTCTTCTTCTTCTTCTTGTTTTATATTTTTTAATGTTATATTTTCTTTAACTTTATAAAAATACTTTAACTTGTATCTATCAGCAAATTCTTTTCCAAGTGCTTCTAAAGAAATATTAGCCCATATTTTAGACCTTTTTGCATCTCTTGAACTAAGTGGTGCAGATATTCCCTTAAATGTTGCAGTTTTTCTATTAAATTGCCTTATATCTATATTAAAAATTCCTATGTCACTGTGACTTTCTCCTTCAAATTCACTATTCCAATTTAAAGTTTTTATTCCTATTTTTGCTTCTGTTCCTTTTGGAATAGCCCAGTTTGTTGTTAGGAATCTATTGTTTTCATTGTTAAGCTTTATTATTATTTCATCTAATGTACCTTCCAAGTTCTCCACAATTTCCATATCAACTATATGTTTTAACATTTCTTCAGTTACATCTTTATTGTTTATAAAAAATGTAGGAGAGGCTCTCCTAACTAAATTTGAACTAGCCATGGAGCAACACCTCTCTTTTTATCTTCTTTTATTTCAGGAATAGAAAGTTCAACTCCTGCTGGAAAGATAACTATTTCAGAAAGTTCAATATTTTCTTCTAATAGTTCTTGCATAAGATTTTCATTACCAAAAAGTTTAAAGGCAATTAGATCCCATGTATCTCCAGCTTCTGTTTTATAAACTTGTTCTTGCATAAGTTTCTCTTTCCTCCTTTATTTTTTCTAGTTGTCTTTGAAGTTCATTCAAACTTTCTTGCAACTTTTCTATAATACTATCTTTAGTGTCTTCTGATACTCCTGTAAAACTGAAAGTATTATTTATTTGATAAGTAACATTTGTTCCTTTAGAATTATTTTCTGATTGATTACTTTGAGTTGCACTATGTAATCTATTTCTTAAGCTTCCAAATATACTTTCATTTTCATCTTTTGTTAGGACTCTTTCTCCCTTATGAAGTTCAGCAATGTAACCATCAAATGGTACATAATTTAGTCCATTAGCATGACTTCCATTTACTTTTGCTACATTTTCTTTTTCTCCAACTAAGTATTTAACTCCTGGAATTTTTCTTGCAAAGTCTAAAACCTTTTCTTTAGCTCCAGCTATAGCTTCAGACATATATTCAAATGGTTTTGCAAAGAATGATTTTATTTGTTCAGCAAGATTTTTAATAGTATTTTTAAAAGATTCAAATATTGATGAAATTTTATTTTTTATTAGATCCCAATTTTCATGAACAACAGTTCCTAATTTTATAAATATTCCTATCGGACCCAATAATAAGAATCCAAAGTTATTGAAAAATTGAACAGCAGTATCCCAAAGTTTTATGAATAAATTTTTTATTCCAGTTATTACTTCACTAACTAAGTTAACTAAGAAATTTCCAATTGTTGATATAACATTAAGAACTGTTTCAACAACTTTTTCTGGAATAGATTTTATATACTCCCAAACACTACTTAATTTTTCTTTAATTAAATCCCAATTTTGTGAAATTAATTGCCCTAATTTTATAAATATTCCTATCGGACCTAATAATAAGAAACCAAAGTTATTAAAATAAGTTTTTAGCTTATTCCAAAGCCATTTAAATAGATTAACTACTCCATCAACAACAGCTTTAAAAATACTACTTATAATAGTTCCTATACCTTTTACAGTTTCCCAAACAGCTTTAAAAAATACTTTAATTTTATCCCAATTTTTATAGATTATAAAACCAAGTAAAGCTACACCAGCTATAACTAAACTAATCGGACCACCTAGAGCAGCTATTCCAGCTTTCAATGCTGACATAATTCCACCAGCAGCCTTTACAGTTGTGAATACTTCTTTTACAGCTCCTGCAAATTTTAATACTTTTGATGTTGCAGTAAAAACTGTTACAAAAACTAAGATATTATCTATTCCAATAGTATTTAATACTTTAAAGACATTCCAAAGTACAATTCCTATATTTTTTATAGAATTTAAAGCCATTTTTCCATTTTCAATAAATGATTGCCAGAACTTATTAGCTTCACTTTCATTTAAATTTCCATCAAGAACATTTGAAAGTTCATTTAACCAACTCATAACTGTATCCATCAATTGAGTTCCACCACTAGAAAATATAGCTTTACCTATTTTTAATTTGACATCAGATATTGCTGATTCAACTAAAGCCCATTTTCCTGAATCACTATCAAGAATAGTTTGAGCCATTTCCTTTGCTTTTCCAGTTGCATTTTCATTTTCTTTTGCAAATTCAGCTAAGGCATCTGCTCCTTCGTACATAACACCATTGACTTCTTTTGTTGCAGTCAGTAATTTATTCATAGCTAAACTACCTTGGTCACCAAATAAGTCTTTTAAGAATGCTTGTTTGTCTATTCCACTCATTTTTCCTGTAACTTTTTCAAGTTGTCTAACAAAATCAACAAGTCCAATAAACTCTCCTTTAGAATCTTTTACATTAATTCCAAGTTTTTGTAGGTCTTTTTGTACTTTACTGTCAGCTATCTTAGCAAAAGCTTGTTTTAAGTCTCTTCCTGCTTGTCCTGATTTAATAGCTTGGTCTCCCATTAAACCAATTGCAGCTGACGTAGTGGATAAGTCTATATTTAAGTTACTTGCTGACGAAGATACATATTTAAATGCTTCTCCTAACATTTGTATATTAGTGTTACTCCTTGACATTGTATTAGCTAAAATATCTGAAGCGTGTCCTACATCATCTATTCCAATATTAAAAGCAGTCATGTTATCTGATATCATATCTGATATCATTATAAAATCTTCTCCTGATGCTGTTGCTAAGTCAAAAATAGGTGGTATTGCTGAAATTATTTCTTTTGGTTTAAACCCAGCTAAGGCGAACTTCTCCATACCAGCTGCAGCTTCTTCAGATGTGAATATTGTTGTTTTTCCAACTTCCATAGCTTTCTTTTTTAAAGCTTCATATTCTTGTATTGTAGCTCCTGTTAAAGCCTTAACTTTAATCATTTGCTTATCAAATTCTAAATACTCTTTAGCTGATGAAGTTCCTATTCCAATTGCAGCACCAACTGTTGCAACTGCTGCAACTTTTATTCCAGTTTTTACCTTATCTTTTGCACCTTTTAAAAAACCTTGACTCTTAGCAACTATTTTTTGTTGAGCTATTAATTCCTTTTCTTTTCTTATTGTTTGGTCTATTTCATTTTGTAAGTTATCAAAAGGTATTTTTAATTTTTTTAGCTCCATTCCATACTTTTGGAATGATTTAGATTGTGATTTTATAGTAGTTTCTAAGGCTTTAGCTTTTTTAGTTAAGCTTTCATATTTCTTTTTTTCAGCTTCTGTTAGATTAACATTTCTCTTTTTTATCTCATCTAAAGCTTTTAATTCATTTCTAAGTTTTCTATATTTAGCAACATTAGCTGTTATTTCTTTATTCAATTCTTTTTGAGCCTTTAAAGTTTTTTGAGCCTTTTCCATTTTTTGCCTTTCAGCTCTTAAGTTCTTAACTTCATTAGCTAATTTTTTTAAATTTCCAGGTAGTGATTTATCTATAAGCCCTTGTACTTTCATAATCAAATCCATTTTCTTTGCCAAGAATATCACCCCCTTCTTTGTATGGTTTCTTCTACTGTTTTTATCAATTCTTTTATTCTATATATATCACAACCCATTAAGTATGAGTATGAAATATTCATATTTACACCTAATGGATTGTTTAATTCTACTATTAATTCATCTAAGAGTTTTGATTGCTCTCTTTCAAGATCTTCTATTAATCTTCCTGCAAAAAATCTCTAACTTCATCTCTTATTTTTGCAAAATCTTTATAAGAAAGATTTAAAAATGTCTTATATGAATATGTTGATACATACTCTGCAACAAGCATATAATAGAAATCATCAAGTTCTTCAACAAGAGTTGCCGATTTTTTTCTTAATTTTCCATAATTTTTCTTTATTTCAATTATTGAATTTCCTGTTAGTTTTCCAAAGTCAAAAGTAAACTCTCTTCCATCAGAAATTTTAACTTTTCTAACTAATCCTTTTTCTTTTTCTTCTCCATCTATTTCTTCATCTACTTCTGTTTCAATTACTCCATTTTTTCTATTTAATTCTTCATTAGCTTCTTTTAATTTGTCTTTAAAATTTTCCATTTTTTACCTCCTAAGATAAGATACTTCTTACTTTTTCATATAAGTCTTTACCATTTACAATAGCTACTTTGTTATACACATCAATTTCATGTATAACTTTTCCATCTATTTCTTCTTTGTAATAAGTTAGAGATAATTCTACTTCTGTTTCATTTTTTACAGCTTTTCCTAAGTCTCCACCACCTGTTTTAATTCTTTTTCCTTTAAAAGAATAACTTGCTTCTATTTCATCATTTTCATGAGTTTCTGAATTTTCAACTAGTATTGCTGCTTTAGCTGTTAGATTGACATTGCTTCCATATTCAAACATTATGTCTTTACTTCTGTTTATAAATTTTAGTTGCAATTTCATAGCATTAAATGCTGTTGGAATAGGCTCATCATGTTCTATTACACCTAACCCACTTATAGTCTCTGTTTTATGTTCTATATCAGGTAAAGTAATATTTGCTATCCCTACTAATTCATCTGTTCCATTTAATCTTATAATTGCATCTTCAATTATTGTTGATCTAATCATTTAATCCTCCTATCTTTGAAATAATAATTTTAAATATTTTGAATCATATTCTAATCTAAATTCTAAACTTTCTCCTGGAATGATTGCTCCTAGATAGATATGCCATTTGAATTTTCCTGCTATCATATCTTGTTCAGAGTTTTCTTCAGGTTTAAATTCAACTCTTCCACCAAGTAACTTATTATCATTTTTCAAAGAATTTAGCCAAACATTTATATTAGTTTCTATACTCTTAGCTTGAGAAGGTGTCATTCCTTTATCAACTTCAATAGTATTATTTAACATTATTGTATTTCCAATATATTTAAACATTCTCTTAACTGGTATCCAAACATCTTTTGGATCTGTTTCTCCACCAGGTTGGAATACAGATGTTCTATTACCCCAGAATACAGTTCCATTTGGTTGTCTTATTATTGTAGAAATTCCATTTTCATTTAATAGATTAGCTTCAGCTTCATCTAAATTAACTTTTTTAAATGTACTTCCATCATAATATCCAACTCCTTGCATTTTGATATTCTTATTTGAAGGACTTTCACAAGGAACTCCATCAAATTGTGCATCTATTGACTGCATATGTAATGCCATTACTGTAGAAAAGTGGAATACTTCATCTTCTATATATGGACAACCCCAAGTTATTGCTTGGTCAGCATCTATATAATTTTTTTCTTTTTTAAATGCTATAACTTCTCCATACTTAGTTGTATTAGGCATTTCAGGAATTGACATAGATGCCCACTTATCATTTATAACAGCTGATTTAGCATCTAATGCTACTCTTATTTTTGCTGTTGAAAAATCAGGAGCAACTATACAACTAGGTATCATTGAATATTTAGGGAATATTTCCTTTAAACATTCAAGTCCTTTTGCTTCTAATGTTTGTGGATCTATACTTCCAATTACATCAGTTTCTTTTAATTTGCTAACATCTAAGAAATTATATGAAACATCTATTTTTTTAATTGCTGTTTCTGTTTTTGCTAATGTAACAGTTAATTTTCCTTCATCATCAAATGAACAAGTATATTTTTCTTTTTGAACTACTACAGATGTTTCATTGTTTTTAACAACCAAATTTTCATCATTTATAATTCCAGGTTTGACAAGAGTTGCTTTAAAGTCTTTTACAACAACTCCTTCCTCAGTATGTGCAGTTTTATGTTCACTAGGATTTAAAACATTTATAACAATAATAGGCTTTACATTAAATACATTAAAAGCTAAGTATAATGCTTCATTTATAGTAAATCCTTTTATATTGTTAGTGCTTCCAAAATATGTTGCTGCATCTTTTGCGTTTTGTATAAGAACAGGTTTATTGACACAGCTCATATCTCCCATATTAACAGTACCTGTTCCAACTATTACAGTTGGAGTTTGAGTTTCTACAAATATTTTTAACCCTGAAGGCATTTCTTTATAACTTGTACCATGTTGAAATTTAGCCATTTTTCCTCCTATTTATCTTCACTATATTTATCTAAATCTATGAAATTTTCCTTAATTTCATCATAATCTGATATTCCAGTTTCTATTCTGCTTAACTGTTCTGAAGTATAGAAACCTTTATGCTTTAAGATAAAACCATCTTTAGTTACTTCTTCACCAATATAAATATAAGTTTTATCCTCTTTTATTTCTGCTTTTATTTCAGTAGTTACTTGATTTTGAGTAACTACTTCTGTATTAGTAGTTTCATTATTTACATTTGTTTCTGTACTATTTGTATTTTCAGCTACTACTGCTTTATCTTTTTCATTTTTTATTCCTGCCATTTTTCCTCCTTTTCTTTTGAAATTCCTTTTTCACTTTCTTCAAGATATGCTGTATGTGGAACACTTGGAATATTTAATTGTAAAAGAATATCATAAACCCAGTAATCTCCACCTGTGATTTCTTCATTTAAGTAAGATTCTATATTTTCTAAATCTATTGAATAACTAAATCCATCTTTTTTTTGAGTTGCTGATGAATATTTAGTAAAATAAGCTATTAAATATTCAGCTATCCCAGCTATTTCATAAAAGCCTTCTTCATAATCCTTATTTTCTGTTCCTAATCTAATTAGAAATGTAGCAACTTTAGTAGTAAATCCACCTTTTGCTTTTTGAATTGACTTAACTGGTCTTATAATAACAAAAGGAAATTTATTTTCTTTATTAGTTGCATTTTTTATTCTATTTTCAAGATTTTCAGGCTGAATATAACTTCTATAAAAGTTGAATTTTTCTATTTTAGCTTCTTCAAATGCTTTTTTTATTGCACTTTCTAAAGCTAAACTATTCTTTTTTAATGGATTTATTCTCTCCATATTGCATCTATCCTTTCTTCTAAAACTTTTGAAAAGATATTTTGAATTTCTTCATAGATCTTCTCATTATCAATTTGTAATCCCATATTTCTCACAGATAAAGATGTTGCTAATGTTATCTTATGTTTTTCTTTTCCTACTCTAAACATAAGCCTAGGACTTCCTTTTTTCCAAAAAGCCCAGAATAAAGTTTTCCAAGTCATTTCAGGTCTTGGCTTAACTATTTTGGTTTTTATATACTGTTTACTTTTTCCAGGATTAGGTTTAGATATTGCAAATTCTGAAATCTTATTTCTTTTTGTACTCCCTAAAAGAACTCCATCTGTAGATGTTATTTGCGATTTTAAAGTATTAGAATCTAAACTTTGCTTCAAAGAATATCTAGATTTTATAAACTTCTTTTCTTCTTTTTTAGCATAATTTAGAGCTTTTCTTAATGCTTCCTTTACAATTTTATTATCCATTCCTGAAAATTCTTTTCCAATTTTTTCTAGTTTTTTTAAACTTTCTTCAGATATTTCAAGTGTGTACATTCTTATCCCTCATACTTTTGAACATATATATGTATCATTCCATGTCTTTTTTCTACATCATAGACATAGTAAGAAACATCATCAATAGTGATATTTTCTCCTACTTCAATAGATATAGAAGATGGTAAGTCTCTAGTTTTAATAGAGACTTTTAAACCATTTCTTACTAAAATACTTGAATCAAGACTTTCTTTAAATTTTCCTGTCATTTTAGGATTATTTTGAACTTTTGTTATTACTGCTTTTAATCTTATTCCTGACAGGTCAATTTTTTCTGCAAAATCTGTAAAAAAAGTTTTTTCAACATCAGCTTTGAAAGTATTATTCATTTTTCTTGCCTTTTTTGTTAACTGGAGTAGTTTCTTTTACTGCTCCAACAACAGCTTCAGTTTCTTCTTTTATTTCTTCAGTCACTTCTGTTGTTGCTTCTATTTCGTTATTAGCGAACATTGCAGCATTTAAATCTATTAATCTTTGTGTTTCCATCTCATCTATTTCAAACTCTTCTCCAGGTTTATACAGAATTTCTCCAACTCTTATATTTTTTATTGCTATCATTTTTTCCATCAACAATCACTCCTTATAAAACAGTTGCTATGAACCAAGATTTTACATCTTCACGTGGCATACATAATGGTCTTGAGAAGTATTGTAACTCTTCATCTTCACTATAATCTGGATACCATTTTCTTATTGCTTCCTTTTTAACAAGAAGTTGAGCAGGTTTTCCTTGTTCTGTTCTTAAAGACATTGCAGCATATCTAAATGCAAAGCTTTTAGCTTTTACTCCTATACAAGTTTTAGCTGGAACAACTTGTTCTTCATTTCCAGTTTCCATGTCTTGATACCAGTCAACAAAAGAAAATATTGTTATTCCTAATGTAGGTAAATATGCTATTTCTTTTCTTCCATCATCATTTTCAGCTTTAGAATCATTTACACGAACATAGTTTGCATGTCTTGTGTTTAGATATTCCTTAACCTTTTCATTTTTTAAAAATGCTCCAGCAACATCAGGAGAGAAGATTACTGTATCTATTACAACTCCTGTTTGTTTTTGAATTTCAGTTTGTTTTTTTTCTAGGTAATCAATAGGATTACAATTTGGACTACTGAATAGGTCATTTCCTGTAAGAACTTCTGAATTTATATCTCCATATTTAACCCCTTGTGCTCCTTCTTCCATAGGACAAACACCAGTTCTTAAAGTTTCAATTAACATCCATTGTCTTGTTCTGAATGCTATATTTTTAAATTCTTTCATAGCTTCTGCTAACATTTGTTTTCCAACTGCTTGTGGATCAGCATAAGGAGTTTGACCAAATTGTTGTTCAAATACTGCTTCTGCTTCATTGACTGTTTTTAATTTTATCCAAGCTGGTTTAACTCTTTGTACTGCAAAAGAGTCTTTAACTATAAATACTCCTTGTTGTCTTTTTCCAACTAAAGGTGCTTTCTTTCTTCCAGCTTCTTTATTCTGTATTTCTAACTCTTCCACTTTTTCAGGTTTTTCTTCCCCTATTAATAGGTTATATAGAAAATTTTTAGGTGCTTTTGTTTGCTCTATTATGGCTGTTAATGCGATTAATCCAAATATTTTTGATGACATATATCCTCCCTTTTTTATCCAATCATTATTAAAAGTTTTCTTGCTGCTTTTTTAACTTCAGTTTTATCTTTACCATTAAAATTGACAAAATTTTCATTAAAAGATCCTGTTAAATATACTGTGCTTTTTTTATTGTTAGTATCAGCTTTAAAATCATCTGTTACTACTCCATAGATTTCAGTCGCTGTATTTAATTTTTTAACTTTTCCAGCTGTTGACAGTTCTACTAAATCTCCCATTTTATACTCTCCAGCTTCAAATTCTACTTTCTCTGTGTAAAATGGAAATTGTAAATCTCTTTTTAAATTACTTGTTTCATGTATTTCTTTCATATTTTTCCTCCTATTCTATATTAGCTATATTTACAATATCTGCTATTAAATCTTTTGCGTTATCAGGTTGTCCAGGTGCTCTATTATCTATTTCTATTTTTTTACTTTCTTGTCTTCTGATATCTAAAATATCAGCTGGATTTTTATCTTCAGGAACTTTTTCAGTTTCTTCTGTATTTGCACTATTTTCAATAAATTTTGCTAATACATTTTCAACTATTTCAGCTCTTGTTTTACCAGATAATTTAGCTTCATCTATAATGTCTTTACATTTACCTTTTGTTTGGACATCAAGTGCATCTAAATCATTGATTCTTGCTCTTTCTTGTGCTATAGCCTCCTTTCTGATATCTTCTACCAATTCTTTATTTTGAGCTTCTAGCTCCTGCATGTTTTTTGCTCCCATGCTCTCTCCTCCTTTTTTTTCAGTGTTTCCACTGTTGATAACTTGTTTAGGTTTTATTTTAAAGTTTTCCAAGTTTGAAAATTCAGAATTTTTTACATCAAATACAATTTCTTCTGTTGCAAATCCTTTCTCAATAGCTTGTTTAGCTGTAAAATAAGTTGTTGTATCCATTAAATTTGATATTTCTTCTCTACTTAAATGAGATTTTGTAACATAAGCATTAATAATTGTTTCTTTCATAATGTCTAAAATGTTTGCAGTTTTTCTCATTTCTTCTGCATCTCCAGCCAGAGCTGTAATTGGATTATGTATCATCATAGTTGCTACAGGACTCATAGCAATTTTATCTCCAGCCATTGCTATAACTGATGCTATTGATGAGCATTGTCCATCAATGTAAACATTTTTTACTGCCTTATGTCTTTTTAAAGCACTATAAATTGCACATCCTTCTGTTACTGAACCTCCTGGACTGTTAATATAAAGATTTATAACATCTATATCATTTCCAAAGTTTTCAAGTTCTTTGTAAACTTGATCTGATGTTACAGTTTCATCAAACCAGGAAAACCCACCAATTTGACCATAAATTTGAATATTTAATTCATTTTTATTCTTTCTTGCTTGATTTAATATTTCCATCTAAACCAACCTCCTTTTTCTTTTTATTTTCTATTCCTAATTGATCTAAATTTTCATTCCAATCGCTACCATTTAATTCAGTAGCTTCTCTTTCTCTTGTTGATAATCCATTATTTATTTTTACTACTGAAGCTGTAACTTCTTTTACAGGGTCTATTTGTCCTGGTGAATTTCCATACCAAACAGCTCCTAAGTATGCTTTTTTTGCTATTGGATTTTCTAAGAAACCAGGCAAATCTATATAACCTTTTAAAACAGCTTCTTCTATCACTTGCTCAAATATAGGTTGACAAAACTTTTTTGCTAACCATTTTCTTCTTCTACGATACATTTTCCAAACTTCTAAAAGTGCTGCTCTTGAAGCAGAATAGCTAGCATTAAATGCAGCTAGTAAAACTTCAAATGGAATTTCCAAAGCAGTTCCTATTTGTTTAAGCATTGCATTAAAGAAAACTTCAAATCTTGAATTTGGTCTATTAGGATTTGCAAAAACTAAGTCTTGTCCTGGTTCTAATACTCCAAAATTCCCATAACCCATACTTAGTTCCGTACCTTCATATGTTTTTCCACTTCCATTAGGTTTTTGAAATATTCCATCTCCAACTCCACCTATTTTTCCAGTATTTCCTGTATTATTGTCTTGTTTTATAAAAGCTGTGAACATAGCACTAACAACTGCATTCATTAATTCAGCATTTGTAAATCTTGAAAGTTGAGATAAAATTTCCAAAACAGGAGCTAATAAAGGAACTCCTCTTAATTGATTTACTCTTTCTTTTTCATTAATTTTTAATATTTGTCTTCTCCCTGTTGAGTCAAATATTGGTATTCTAGTATATTCATTATGTCTATTTTTAAAATGATATGCTATTATTACTCCATTTTTATCTGTTTCAACACCTTCATACAAGTAGTCATTATTTTCTTGTGCTTCACAATTAGCTGAGTCTAAAAATTGAATTTTTAAATCAAATAATTCTCCTTTTCTTTGATGATATGGGAGATTGACAAAGCATTCTCCATCTATTAAATAGGTAATCATTGCTAAATCTTGTAAAAAATCAAATGTATCTTCACCTTGAAAATCACATTCAACACTATCTGCCCATAAATCCCAAATAGTTTCTATTTGCTTTTGAATTTTTTCAACTTGATCATTATCTAAATTTAGAAGATTTTTCTTAATCTTACTTTTTAGTTTTAAACCTTCTCCAACTACATTGGTTCTTATTTTTAAAATAGCCCCTCTTGAAATGGGATTTCCCATAAAAAGCTGTCTAGATCTTGCCATTAAGATTTCTTTATTATCTTCAATATCATCTTTTGTAGTATCTAAAGAATTGTACATTCCTTTAAATGCTATCTTTGTTGTACTAGCACCAGATTGACTATAATTAAGAAATTCTCTTTGCTGCCTTGTAGCTTCTATTTTGTATCTTAATTCTTCTGTTCTAAGTTCCTGGTTTAATTTAATTATTTCAGAATTATGTTTTTTCATATTTTCTCCTAAAACTCATGAGGAACTATTTGGAAAAATCTTATTCCTTCTCCTGTTCCACTCTCTATTTGAGCCTTTTTATTTTCCCACCAAATACGACCTTTTCTAATTTGTTCTAAATCTGCTCTTTTTAAATTTTGTCCATCTATTGTATATTCTTGACCTTTTAGAACTGCTTCTTCTGCTTCTAAATATAATCTTATATATCTTTCACATTCCTGAGCTGTTATTTTTGTATCAAGAATTTCATTTACTTTTTTCTGATAATGCTCTTTTAGTTCTTCTAATTTTTTCATATCATCTGGATTTGATTTTAAAAATTTAACTCCAGCTACCCAAGCATAACCATATAAAATAAGTTCTTCTTCAGCTTCTTCTATTTCTAATATTTTACTTTCAAAATTAGCTACATTTCTCATACTTCAACTCCTTTTTTATCAATGTTTATTTCTTTTTTCTTTTGTTCTAAGAATCCTTTAATTGATAATTCTAATAAATCTGATCTACTAAGATTTACTAAATTTTCAGGTTCTATTCTAAATATAGAAAATGGAACTGTTGCATAACATCTGCAGTCAAAGCCTTCATTTCTAGTTTGAATTTTTTTCCAAACTACTTTTTTATTTTCTTGAACTTTTATTTCAGCTGTTAAGGATTTAAAATATTCCAAATCATAGCCTTTGCCATACTCTCCGTTGAAATGACAATAACCTTCTTCATTAATTCTTGCATCTAACCTTCCAGAAACTATATCTTTTAGTGCATTAGAACCAATTGATAATAAATCTATTTCTTTATTTTTAGTTTTTCTAAATCCATTGTTAATTGGAACATTTTCTCCACCAAGACCTTTTATTCCAATTATCCTTCTATACTGCCTAGGACTTACAAAATCGTAAACTTTTTGTGTATGGTGTCCTCCAGTATCAATGCAAGATGCAAAAATCTTTAATTTATCTCCATTTTGATAAAAATACTCTTTATCTAAAACTTTATCTAGTCTTTCCCATATTTCTGATTGGTTCATATTTCCATTTAAGATAATGTATTCAATACCCCAGCTTTCATATCCAAGCCCCCAACCAACAACTTCTATTGCTATCCAGCTGTCTTGAATATCTACTCCTGCTGTTAAAATTAGAACCTTATCAGGAATATAAGAGTATTTTTCTCTTGTTCTCTTAATAAGTTTCTTAGGATCTTTTTTACCTGAGTATTCTTGTTCAAATGTTTCAGCTAGAACTGTATTTATAAAAGCTTTTAGTTTTTCAACATCTCCTTTTATTTCTGACCACTCTTGAACTATAGATTCCCAGCTTCTAAATGGACTAGCTAAACCATTTAAGTGATAACCTAAGTTTTTTGTTCTTTCTGGATATCTATGTATCCATTTACCAGTTTTTTCATTACCTTTTTTCCACTCTTTTTCTGTAAATTCCTTACCACAATAAGGACAAACCATTCTTACATTGCTTCCATCAGTTTCAAATTTTATGTTACCCCATTTAAAAGTTTGTTCTTTTTTACATCCAGGGCAAGGAATATACCATTCCGCTTGGCTTGAATTGTTATATTCATCTTCAATTTCTGATGAACCTTTTATAGTTGGTGTTCCAGTAATAATGTGCTTTGTAATATCATCAAATGTGGAAGTTCTTTTTTTAGCAAGTGAAATAGGACTTCCTTCATTTCCTGAACTCTTTGGATATCTATCCACTTCATCAAGAAATATATTTCTGATAGGTCTTGCAGCTAATTTTGATGGTGAATTAGCTCCAACAAAAGCTATGTATCCTCCTGGAAACATTTTGTGTGTAACAGTATTTCCAGAATCTTTTTTACTAGGTTCTTTTATAATAGTGTTAAGTACAGAGTTATTTATGGCTGGTTGTATTCTCTCCTTTGAAAAACTTCTAGCCATTTCATCAGTTGGTTGAACTATTAACATTGGACAAGGATCTAAATGAGCATATCTTAAAATTGTATTGATGATTAATTCACTTTTTGCTAATTGTGCAGCCATCATCAATGTAACTTGTTTAGTCTCTCCTTTTGTTATTTTTTCATATATTTCTATCATATATGGTGTTCTTTCAACATTGAATTTACCAACTTCTTTTGCTGATGTAGTATCTAAAACTCTATATTGATTAGCCCACTCCATAATGCTTACAAGTGGTGGTTGCCTTAATATTCTTAAACACTCTTTTATTAATTCCCTGGTTTCCTTATACATCTTTTGCTTTTCTCCTGTTGCTTGGAGGTTCATAGTTTGCTAGCTCTTCCAAACAATTTATTAATGTATTTTTTAAGTAATCTAATCTATCAGCTTCTGATATTTCACTAATTTCATTATCAATTTTTACAGCTGTCGCTTGTAATCTTGCTTTGAATTTAATTAAAATATCAGTTAAAATATATTTAACATCTTCATCCAGATGATATTTATCTTGTAAAATTTCAAGTTTATACTGTTGTAACTCTCTTTCAACTGCTTTTTTCTTATTTCTTTCATCATTAACTGTTAAATACCTTTTTAAATTATCTTTCAAATCAAACTGGCCATTAGAATTTTTTTCTAATACTCCACGATTTGCAAGTTCTTTAACTGTCTTTTCACTAAGTCCTAAAATTTCAGCAAGAGTTTTTTGTGTCACTAGGTTTATATCTCCATTTCGTGTTTGGTTTATAAACTCAGTTACACATTTTATAAGAGGGTAACTTCCATTTTCTGATTTGTAATCCTTGAATAACTCCCTAACCCTTCTATCAGAAATATTAAGAATTTTTGATAATTGTTTTTCATTTGCAAGTATCATATTTTCTCCCATGCGTATATATAAAATTTGGAACTTGGAAGGAAATCAAAAAATTTCGTATTTGAAAAGTTCCGAGCCTCCAGCCGCACCCTCTATTAAAAAATTTTTGTCACAGTACCTTTTGATTATTCGAAGTCATCATCACTCACAGCTGTGTCATTTTCACTGTTGAGTGTAGCTTTAAGCTTCACTTCATCAACTACTCTGTAGCCTAGCATAGAGTTAAGCTCTCTTGCTGCTGCTACTCCAGCTAATAGTGGTTTATCCTTTCGTACTCTCTTACTTACTGTGTGACCATCAGGACTAGACTCATCAATATATTCAATGATATCTACTCCATCTATAGCACTATTTAAAATTTTATTTAATCTTGTTGCTATACTTAATATCCCTAGTTCTGTATCTTGAAATAGGATTTCTCTTAGTTCTGTTATCTTAGTTGCAATCTTTGGACTTTTTTCTATGTTAGCTGCTTTAGTGTTTTCACTATATCCAGCTTTAATCTTTGCTTCTTCTTTTCCAATTCCAGACATTCGATATATAACATACTTGGTTTGTTTTTCTGTCAAGCCTTCAAAATTGCATATTTTTGAATTTCGTTTTTCAACTACTTCTGCTCTAATCTCCTTATATTGTGTAAGATATCTATTTATCCAAGAAATTATTGTATTTTTATTGTATTTAGTTCTTTTTTGTATCTCATCATAGATATCTTTTTTCTTTCTACTAAATTTTATTAGTTCCAGTTCCACATATATTTCTAAGACTTTTAATTGTTTCTCATTAAAATTATCTAATTTACTCATTTCTATGCCTCACTGATTAGCTCATCTTTTATGTCCTCCCATTTATATTCTTTGCCTTCTCTTAACAAAGTAATATCTAACTTACCTAAAGTTCTATATCTTTTAACTATTACATCAGCATACTTAGGATCATATTCCATTAAAAATGATTTTCTATTTAATTGCTCAGCTGCAATCAATGTACTTCCTGACCCTCCAAATAAATCTAGAATATTCCATTCTTTTTTGCTAGAATTATGAATTAATCTAGCTATTAATTTTATTGGCTTCATTGTTGGATGAACATCATTTCTTTGTGGTTTATTCTCTCTTATTATGCTTTCTTGCTCTTTTAATAATTGTTTTAAAATATTTATAAGTTCTTTTTTACTATAATTTTCAATTGATTTTAAATCTTTTTCTATTACAGTATCCTGTGTAAAATCTTTAATAAAATAATGTGCTGCTCCTTCTTTCCAACCGTATAGACAAGGTTCATGTCTCCAGTTGTAATCTTGCCTTGACAAAACAAATTGATTTTTAACCCATATTAAGCATTGTGATATTTTGAAACCTGCTTCCTCCAATGCTCCTCTGAAAGCTTTTGTTTCACTGTCGGCATGAAAAATATAATAAGCTGCACCTGTTCTCATAACTTCAAAAGAATTCTTATAAAATTCTAATAAAAAGCTATAAAAATTTTCAGAACTCATATTATCATTTTTTATTTTATTTCCATTTTTAGCTTCATAGTTTACATTGTATGGTGGATCTGTGACCATTAAGTCCATAGTTTCATTATTGACTAATTTTTTAACATCTTCTAAATTAGTTGAATCTCCACACATTAATCTATGTTTTCCTAATAACCAAATATCCCCTTGTTTTGAAAAATGCTTTTCTTCAACTTCAGGAATATCTATTTCTTTTATTTCATTTTCATCAAGAATTTCAACAGGTAATAATGCTTCTATTTCATCAATATTAAATCCTGTTAAATCTAGGTTTTCTCCTAACTTTGTTAGTTCTTCAAATAGCTTTTGATAATCCCATTCACCTAGTTCTATTGCTCTTGCTTCTCCAATTCTTATTGTTTGTATTTCATCTTCTGTTAAATTTTCAATGTAAATACATTCAATTTCTGTTAGTCCTAAGATTTTAGCTGCTTCTACTTTTGCATAATCGCTAACAACATAATTATTAGAATCAACTATTATTGGAAATACACAACCAAATCTATCTAATAAATTTCTATATAGATTAATTTGACTATCTGTACTTTTTCTAGGATTATTTGGATTTTCTTTTAAAACATCTAAATTGATTTTAGTTATTTCCATAGTCCTCCCTGTTCTAAATTGTTTTATTTTTTTGCATTATAAAAATAAATAATTATATTTTCAGTTTTAGGATTAAAGTGCATCACATAATTATCACGCGAGAAAACTATAAAAAAGTATTGATAATAAAAGGAAATTTTTTTTTGAAAGTGTGAAAATAGGAAGTTTTTTCTTCCTACTTTTTGCAAAAAAATGCCAAATGATTTTTGGTGCTACATTTGACTTTTACATTGAAAAGTATTAGATTTGCGAAGAATAGTTCGAGCCTCTCTATGTTAGAAAAAAAATCTCTTTGTGGAGATGCTCTTTGCTGTGAATGATTTAGAATGTCTTTTATTTTACTTCTATAAAAAACAATCTGCCTGTAGCATTTATTGCTACTACTAGTAACAATATCATCAAGTATTTTATAATCAAATATCCATTCTAAATTATCTCTAACAAGAGAATCTAGATCTTGACATCTGAAGTTAAAAAACTTTTCTTTTAAAACTTCTACTGATTTTTCTACTTCATCTATCAGTATTTGTCCTAAAGTTTGAGATATTGTGTTTTGTATACAATCTTTAATATTTTCTATTGTTATGTATTTTATTGAGTTAAATTCAAAATAATTTTTTATAATTTTCTTAGTTAATCTGTGTTCAAGTCTCAGGATTGCTCCCTTAACTTTCCTTGCATTTTTCTTATTGTTTTCATGTCCTTTAGAATAAAGTTTTATCTTCCAGCCTGATATTGGCTGAAAACTAAATCCTGTTGTATAAAATTTTTCTTCATTTTGATTAAAGTTATAATATTGAACTTTATCTAAATCATCATATTTTCTTGTGAGTGCTTTAAAAAAATAACTCACAATATTATGAAATTTATAAAAGTTCCCAACTACTTCTTGAGTAGTGAATTCTAAATATTCATATCTTACAGCTTCAGCTGTAATTTCATAGTCTATTAAACTATTTATTAATTTTACTAGATTATTTTCTACAATTATTTTTCTAGTTTCATCTGATAATGGATAAATATTATCATCACTGAAAAATCTAGGATAAGAAAAATCTATTTTTATAGTTGTTAGTCTTTTAATTTTCTTTTCTTCTAACTTTATGTAATTTATGTTCTTTTTATCTATTTTGTAATTATTTGTATGATTAGAAAGACTTTCTGAAAAACTATGAGGAAATATTATTTTAACTCTTTCCCTTACATACAAAATATCGGTTTGGACATCAATATAGATACAAGCCCTATCTAGTCCATACATTAAAATTTCACTTTGATTTCTTTATTGCAATGTGGGCAAGTTATTTCTAACTCTCTCTTTTTTAGATAAACTGTAACTCTTCTTCCTCTAGCTACTCTAATTCTTTCTTCTGTTACAGAATATAAATACTCTCCACAACTACAATAATTATGAGCTATTTCTTTATCCGAATTCTTGGCTTTGGGCATTCATACCAGCTCCTCCTTATTTTTTGATATGTAAGAATTAAATAATTTTCTTCATTATATTTTTTAGAAAGTTCTTTATAACCTTGTTTAAATGTTTTTCTATTAGAAAAAACACATTTTTCAATAACATTTTGATATTCAGTGTTATCATATACTATTTTTTCTTTTGAGATTATTTTTATCAGGTAAGTATAATCACATTGATTAAAGTTCATAAAAATCACCTCTCACTTTAAAAAATTTACTTTCATAAATATTTACAATGTATATCTAAATTAATTTATTAATATCATACTTATTTAAAAAAAGCAAGTTTTACTTTTGTAAATAAAATATAAAAAGTTTTTTTTATATGAGAACTATGGGATTATAAGAATAAAATATTTTAAAAAAAAATAGAGGTTTAAAACCTCTATAAAAAATTTTATTATTTTTTTTCTTTTCTTGTTCTTTAGTTGCATCATATGATTCATTCATTATTTTAACATTATCTTTTAACTTAGTCATATTGGAACTGTCATAAAATCCGATTATCATTCCTTCATCAAGAGGTAATGTATTTTTTATTAAATCATTAGGCTTTTTATCTTTTTTTGGGGAAGCATTCTTTACTTTTTTATTCTTATCTAATAATGACATATTTATATTTCACCTCCTATTAAAAATATAAAATATATTATCCAAAATAACACTGATGAAATAAAAGCTTCTTTTAAGTAGTTAGCTTGTTTTGTAGTTATTTTATCAATTTGTTCTTTCATTAGTCCATAATATTCTGCTATTTCGATTTGTTGTTCTAGTTTTTTTAATTTTTCTTTTTCTTCTAAATCTAAATTTGTAATAATTAGACTGTTTACATTAGATGGTTTTATGATTATTGCGATTTTAAAAAATGAAAAGCAAAATAAAATAATAGCAATTAATTTAAAGATTATCATAATAATAATCTTCTTTTCATAAATATCTTTATTATAATCAAAAAGAACAAAAAAATTGTGATTAAATGAAATAAAAAAAAACAAAACTGTTCCCAATAAATAGGCTTTATTCTCTAAAATTGTTTTTCTTGATTTTGAAGCCTCATATTCAAATTTAAAAACTTCAAGATACAAGGATATATCTTTAAAATTCTGCTTATCTTTTTTTTCTTTTTTTTTCTTATTATTATTTTTTTTCAATGCATTTCATCTCCCATTAATTACTATTAATATATTTATTAGATATTATTTTTAATATTTTTTATTTGAAAAAATTCTCTAAAAAAATTAATTATTTTATATCTTATATATAACCATTTAAGCTTTTTACTCTCTATAGAATCAGGTAAAACGTCAATAGCAGCTTTATAATAATTAACTTGTTCTCCTAAAAAGCATGATGTATGACCTAAAATAATAAAAAATTCTTGTTCTTCTTCAGGAGACCATTTATAAAAAGGTAAATTTTCGAGGATAAAATTATGTAATATCAACTTATAACTTCCAAAATTTCTATTAAAATAATAATCACACATACTTTTAAACGTATCCAAAATATATTCTTTAGATAGTTGCCCTTGAAAAACAGAGTAATCTCCACCAACAATTACATTATTATTTCCAATTTCATTTTTATAGAAATTTTTTAGCATTTTATGTCCTCCTGTATAATTTTTATTTTTTCATTAAAGAATTATAAATTTTTTTTATACTTTCAGCATCTTCTTTATCAAGCAGTGATAAATCTAATATATCTTCATCAACTTCTTCGTGAATTATATTATTGAACTTAGAATTTATAATATTACCTCCAACCATAACATTATTATCTCCAAGTGTATTGTTTATAAAGTTGCTGGTATTCGTATTACTATTTTTTACAATATCATCTTCAGGAAGTAAATATCCAATAATCCAATAAAATTCTTTGTAATGAACTCTTAATGCTTTTGCTAGTTGAATTAAGTATGTTGGATTTATCCTTCTTGCTTTTCCATACATTATTTCATTTAAAGTTTTTACATTAACTCCACTTTTTTTAGCCAATTGATTAAAACCTAAATTTCTCTTTTGTCTCAACTCATCAATATAAAGTCCTAATTCTTTTATTTTTTCTTCCATATAAACCCCCTTTCTATAAGGAGATTTTACACTTTTTATTTACAAATGTAAATAAAAAGTGATAAAAAACTATTGACAAAAGTAAATAGATAGCTTATATTTATATTAGTAAATATATATATATATAAATTACAATAGGAGGACAAATGAAAGAGTTAGACATCGAGAAATTTATAAAAATTAAGTGTATTGAGCAGGATATAGGAATTACTACTCTTGCAGATAAACTACATATGTCTCACCAATTAATGTGGCATCACATAAGAAAGAAAAATAAAGAAGTCTTAAAACAAATTGAAAATATTTTAAATATTACAGAAGATACTCTAAAAAATCTTAGAGTCCAATAGGAGGAAAATTGGAAATTCTTAGTTATGTTATTTTTATATTTTTATTTTCATTCATTTTTAATTTTTGTATATTTTTTATCTTATTATTTTTTTTAATAAAATTTTTTATTGAGTAAATTAGGAGGAACAATGTTAAAGATTATCATTTTATGTACTTTAGCTGCTTCAATTTTTAATGGACTTTTTTATTTTTTAGTTTCATTTTTTCTTTTAAAAAGAATTAAAAACCTTATAAAAAAAAGTGTAGTAACTTTTGAAAAATTACAACACTTAAAAAAAGAGGACTAACTTTACTTATCATCCTTATCAATAATTTGAGTAAGGCATATTCCAATTAAAGCAAGGATAGCTTCTTGTCTATCTAAGAGCCATATCCCTGCTTTTCCAAAATGTTCTCTTATTAAAATAGAAAGTTGAATAATTTCTTCTCTTTTAAATATTAACAAAAGATAAAAAAAGATTGAAATAAGAACTACTATATCATTTTTAGATAGCATTTTATTATAATTTTTAGCATCTTTCTCAATAGAATTAAACTCATCAATGGAGGAAAAATTTTCAATATCTTCTTCTGTTAAACTTTTCTCAATATCTTCTGAAATTGAATTTAATAATTCTATTGCTTCATTTTCTTTCTTATCTTTATTAGACTCAGAAGTTACAAAAGAAGATTGAGAAAATATTTTAAAATAATTTTTATTAATAATATTTAATTTGGCAAAAGTATTCTGTAATTCTGATATAAATTTAAAATCATAAACTGAAGCAAATTGATTATGAAAATTTGTTATTTCTAAAAGAGCTTTTTGAAGAGCAGTAACATCTATCTTTGGAATATTTGATTTTATTTTTTCTAAAATATCATAATCTATATTTTGAATTTGCTTTATTCTTTTTAAAGTTCCAACATCAATAAAAGATATTTGAGAATTAATAGAAGAAATAAATTTAAGTTGAGAATTTGATAAGTTTTTAAGGTTCTCTAATTTTATCAAATCTTCTTTTGAAAATTTATAAGACATAAAAAAATCAACTCCTTAAATAAAAATAATCTTTGAATAGCATGGCTCACAAACTGCTTCCCCAAGCATTCTAAACTTGTGGGCTGTGCTATTGAAAGATTAAATTATTCATGAGTCGTAGTCTCATTATCTGGAATATACTCAAATAAATCATTTGGTTGACAATTGAATAATTTACATAATTTTTCAAGAGTATCAAAATCTAGTCTTTTTACTTTATCATTATAAAGATTAGAAATTGTTGATGTTGTCAATCCTGTTTTTCTTGAGACTTCTATAATTGTGTATCTTTTTTCTCCCATTAATTTTGATAAATGATTTTTTAACATAAGATCACCACCTTAATATTTTATATATTTTAACTTTTATCTAATTATATCATTATAAAGTCTATATAACAAGTTAAAACATATAACTAAACAAAAAAATCATTTGACATCTTATATGATTATATTATTAAGACAACTAATAATATAAAAAGCTATATAAGTTTATAAAACAACTAACTTAAATTTCAAAAAATTAAGAGAAATATATAGAATAAAAATAAAGTTTTTTTGCAATAAATATAAAATTACATATGTATAAGGAAGTGAAAAATGAAAAAAAATATTGAAATTTTAACAAAAGAAATTTTAGAAGAGTATATAGCTGGCAGTTCCTTAGAAAAAATTAAAGATAAATATGGAGATTTTGGAATAGATTATATAAATAAATATAAAAAACAAAATGTAACTGGTAATTTAATAGATTTGTTTTCCAGTAAAAATAATGAAGAATTAAAAAAGGAAATTTATAACTTATATCTATCTGGTACATCAAAAAAAGAAATTAAAAATAAGTATGGAGATTTTGGAATTTTAATAATTTCTAAAATTTTGGAAAAATTAACAATTCCTAGGATCTAACCATGAAGAAAATTATATATTTTTTTCTTATTATTAATATCTACTCCTCTTTGAGAGGCATATTCTATAGTATTAGGAATTTCTGTTAATAATTCTGAAAGGTTATATTTTATAATTTTATTATTTGCTTTTAAGTATAAAATACTATTTTTTAGACTAACTTCTTCACTAATTCTAAAAATCAATGAAATTGAAGCTGGATTTTCAGGTGAAATAGAAAGAATATCATTAAAATAATCTATATACTCATCAAAAAAATGCTCAGAATATCCTAAGTTTAATTCCCATAATTTACTATCGGACTTTATACTTTCAGCTGTCCCTTTATTAACTGGATAACTAACTATATTTTCTGGATGTTCTATATAAATTTCATTGACTATTCCACTAGCTCTATCATACCAAAGTTGAAATTTTAGCATTAAAAATAAATTTGTTCTATACCAAGTCACTGGTGAAACAATTAATTTATTTTTATTGAAAAAAATTTCCATAGCTTTAGCAAAAAGTTCAACTGGAATATCTGATGGTAAAGTGAGACCAAAAAAGTTCATAAAAAAATCTCCTTTTTAAGAAAATAATGAATATCAATCTTTGAGTAGTATGGCTCACAAATTGCTTCCCTCAAGCAACTCACCTTTGTGGGCTGTACTACTGAAAGATTGATTAATCTTGTGTATTATCTGGGATATATTCAATGATATCTTTAACTTGACATTTAAAAAAATCACATAATTTTACAACGATTTCAAAACTTACTGTTTCCAGTCGTTGACCATTATAAATTTTTCTTAGAGTTTCTCTACTAATGTCAATTTTTCTTGAAAGTTCAGCTACACTTTTTATTTTATTATCTAGCATAGTATGTCCAAGATTAGATTTTAACATATTATATCACTCCTTATTTTAAATTTTATTCTTGTTATGCTTAGTATAGCATATAAATAAAATCATTAAAAGTATTTTTTGCATATTATAATTTGCAAAAAATACTTGACAATACGTTTTATAATATGTTATAACAATGCTATAAGATGTAATAAACAAATTATAATTAATTATTTGCATTTTATAATATATAATAAAAAATTTAAAAAATTTTAGGAGAAATACATAGAATTTTAAAATAAGGAAGTGAAATGATTAAAAGTTTTTTACTTATTTGTTTCTTAATAACTATTTGTTTTTTAACTAATTTAATACTTTATTTGATTACTTGGTATCTGCTAGGTAAGAAAATTAAAAAGTTTTTAGATGAGTGTAAAGATGATTTCAAGTTATGGAGAAAATAAAAAAAAAGAGCCACCGACCAAAGTACTCTTTTCTTTCAAAGAAGTAATTAAAAATAATTAACTCCCTTATTGATAATAATTATAGCACAATTATTATCATATTACAAGATATTTCTATATTTCTCCAACAAAATAGGAGGAAAAATTTATGAGAGTATCAGAATTACAAGAATTAATTAAGAAGTATGGAGAAACAACAAAATTTATTGAAATTAAGGAAGAACTAAAGAAATTAGGTTATCCTTGCAGAATTGCAGGTGAAAAGAATGTTTGAAAATTTTAGAACTATTTATATTATAACTAATGCTGATAAAACTATTCTTTCAGCTTTCACTTCTGAAGAAGAAGCAAAAAAAGAAATTGATTTTAAATATTCAATTCTTCCAGAAAAATTTTACATTCAGCCTTGCTGTTTGAACATTGATAAAAGTTTTGTTGAAGAAATTAAAAAGAGATTTTAAGGAGATCACAATGAAAGACTTATATTTTATAAATGAAGAAGCAAAACTTATTTTTATTTTAGTTGAAATGTATGGGATAGTCCAATTGGAACTATTAGGAATAGATCAAAGTTATTTTACTAATAAAATAAAAGCTAAAAATTGGTATCAATCTACAAAAGAAGTTTTAGAAGCTTCTGAACATCCTAATGTAGAAAAAGCAATGAAACGACTTGAAAGATTGTATAAAGGAATGAAATAAGAGCAGTTAATTTAACTGGAGAAAATAACAAGCCTGCTCGAACTTGTTGAATGTGGGTTCAAGTCCCACACTGCTCTCCAGCAAATAATGAAAGGATAATATTATGAAAAGTAGAGAATATATAGAAAATAAAATAAAACAATTAGAAGATTTAAGAAGTGAACTTTTAAAAGAATATCAAGAAAAATTAGATGCTGGTAATAATGATGAAGTTCTTTGGCAATATATAAGCAATAAAAATATTGAAATTTGGACTTTAAAAGATATTTTAAACGATTAATTGGAGGCTTAAATATGTATATTAAAAATAGAGAAAAATTAGAAAAAGCATTAGCTAACTTAATAAAAGAAATGATAAACCAAGAAATGATTGATGAAAATAAAAAAGAAGTAGCTGATCAATTGTTAGCTGCAAGAGAATATGAAATAAGACAAATTTGTGAAAATATAGCCGATCAATATGCTTTCATTAAAAAACCACTTTAAGAAGGAGTGGATAAGATGTTAGAAAAGACATTTAAACAATTATTAATGTCTAGTAACTACTATACCTTGAATAAGCAAATAGTTAAAACTTTAGGGATAGAACCTGCTTTCTTATTAACTATTCTTATAGAAGCTTCAGATGGTTTAGCTGATGATGAAGGTTGGTTCTATCAAACTATAGAAACTTTAGAAGATTTAACAGGTTTAAGTAGACATAAACAAAATAAAATAATTCAAGATTTAATAGAAGCTAGTATATTAATTCAAGAAAATAGAGGAACTCCCTGTCGTAGATTCTTTAAAATCAGTTTTCAAGAAATTGAAAATCTAGTTTTTAAAAAAACGGAAACTAGTTTGTTAAAAATTGACAAACTGGATTGTAAAAAATTGACAAACTACTCTGTTAAAAAATCGCAAACTAGTTTGTTAAAAATTGACAACAATAAAGAACATAATATAAATAACATAAATAAAGAATTAAATCATAAAGAAGAAAAAGCTCCTGATGATTTAAAAAAAATAAAAGAATGGTTTAAGAAAAATGAAATTGATTTTTCTAAAAAGCATGAAGATAAAATAATTGAGTTATTAAAAAATAATTCAATAGATTATATTTTAAATCTCTTCCAGGAGCAAATAAACATTCTAAAAAATAAAAAGGATGTTAAGAACATTGCAGCAGTTTTTTCAGCTCACTTGTTTAAAGGAACTTGTGAAGTAAATTTACAAGCTATTGAACAAAAAGAGCTTGAGCAAGAAAAAATAAAAAATGAACAAAGAAAGGAGTATAAAGGAAATGATAAAGCTATGGAAGTTTTTAAAAGTTTACCTACAGAGCAGCAGTTAAAAATTGAAGATGAAATTATAGAAGAATTTAAAAATCCTGCTCTCAGAGAAATTAAGAAAAATACAGAAGTAGTCTTTTATTTAATGATTTCTCAAAAAATAAAAGAAAAAATAACTGAATTAGGATTGCTAAGTGCTTAAAAGGAGATATAAATGGGAGAAACTGTAAAAATAAATATGCCATTCGATAAATGGTGTAAATTGCAGAAAGATTTTGAAAGAGTAAATTCTAAGCTTCCAGAGAATGAAAAATTAGATTTTGAAAAATATAAATACTGTGTAGATTGGGGTAGATTATCTTTTGACTTACATGGTATAGAAATGGGAGCATTTAAAAGATTGAAAGAACCTGAATTTTATAACAAGAAAGGAGAAAATTATTAAATGAAATTACATGGAAAATTTTACAGCATTACAACAGGAGGAGTTTATAAAGCTTTGAATGTTGATTTCAAAGAAAGAAAAATAAAAGGAACAAATAAACAAGCTGGTGACCAAGAATTTAATTTTTCAGATGTTATTTGGCTAGAAAGTACAGGTATAAAAATTGATAAAAACTACATTTACACAGATGATTATGTGTTAGCTGTTAAGGATCATAAAGTTATAGCTTGTGGAGTTGTAAAGAAGAGAGCAGATGGAAGTTATGCAATAGTTAATAAAAATCAAGGTATAGTAAATCCACTTTTACAGCTTCAGTTCGATGGAGCAAAATTAATAAATTTGCAAAATCACAAAATATATTTTGCTAAAAAAAATCAAAAATAGGAGGATATTATGGGAGTCATACTAGTAAAAAACAATAAAGGTGGAGTTGGTAAAAGCTGGATAGCATTACAATTAGCAGCATACAAAGCCTTTAATAATGAAAAAGTCTTAATATTAACATCAGACTCTCAGAATAATATTTTGAATTATTCTGGAATAAAGGTTGAAGATACTTCAAAAAAAGGGCTTGAAGATATGCTTGAAGGGAAGTCTTATAACTTAACTAAGTTAAGACCTAATTTGTTTTTCCTTCATCTTCAAGGTTATAAAGTTAAAGGGAATCTTGATGAAAAATTTAAGAAAAGAATTAATAGTTTAAAAGATGAATTTAAACACATCATTATAGATGGATCTCCTGTTATGGATTTAGATTCTATCTTTGTCGATGTGGCTGAACACATTATTGTTCCAACTTTTTTAGATTCTGTCACTACAAGTTCTATTCTAAACTTACTTAAGAAAACTGATATTTCTAAAATTAGAGCTGTAATTCCAAATAGAGTAGGAAGAACAAGAATAGAAAAAAACTTCTACACTTTTTTAAAAGATACATTAACTCGTTCAGGAGTTTTCTTATCTATTCCAATTAATCATTCAGCAGTTATTTTAAAACTACTTGAAAAAGGTACTCTACTTTGGGAAAGTAGATCAAAAAAATTAGATGATATAAAAGAAGTTTTTATAAAAGTTTGGGGTGAGATAGATGATGAATGATGTGATGAAACAATTTGAAAATGCAATTTCTACTAATCAATTAAGAAAATTTGATTTCAAAAGTTACGAAATATCTGACATTGACAAAGAAAAAGTTGAAGAACAAGAAGCAAAACTTTTAAACAGCTTTAGAAAATATAAAAATAATCTTTTTGAAATATGTAGTTCTTTAGCTGAAGTTGAAAAAATACTAAAAGCTTCTGGTAGTTTTATGGCTTGGTATGAAAGTGCAGGGCTTACAAAAGATATGGTTTCTGTATTTTTAAAACGTTGGAACCTATATAACTATTTCCCTGATTATAAAGATAAAATCTTTAGTTTATCAGATCAAGCTATAAAAATATTATCTCATAATTCAATAGGTTTTGATGATGTAAAAGCAGTTTTAATAACTGAAGCTTCAAAAGTTAAAGAGATAAAACAATTATTAGCTCCAGCAAGAGAAGAATTTAAAAATCATACTAGTGAACCTGGTGAACAAAAATATTTTAATTTTAATAAAATTAAAAAAATGGAAAAAAGAGTTAAAAAATTAAAAGATGAAGAAAAAGAAGAATATAAAAAAGAACTTACAGAATATGTAAAAAAATTACAACAACTAATGGAGGAACTATGAGTAATGAGAATCAAAATAATTTAATCAATAAAGAAGATTTAATAAAAAAAGCTAAAGAAACTATAGATTATAATAACTCTCTTGTGGAAGATGATGCAGCAGTTGCTATGCTTGGAATTTCAAGGATTGTTAATTTAAAGAATGAAATAGAAGAACTTAAAGTTTTCATAAAGGTTTTAAATAGATTAGCTTAAAAAAGACTTTATTATTTTGCACTGCAAATGACTTGCTCGTGTTAATAAAGCCCTGGACAGTTTTATTTTACAGTAAGTTGTTTGTGGTGTCAATACTATTAGGAGGACATCATGTTAGAAATAAGAAAAATATGGGGAGATACATATCTAGTAAATGGAGAACATTTAACACAAGATTTTAATGAAGCTGTTGTAATAGCTTATGAAAATAAAGAAAAAAATAAAAAATTTTGAAGTGGAATATGCGGAAACTACTTTTTGGAAAAAAATTAAAAATAAACTTAACTTTCCGTTTCTTTTATTGGAAAGTTGGATGTGATCTTATGGATATACTTAAATTAGCTTTAGCTGTTCTTATGGCTGAGAAAGGTGTTGTTGAAAATGAGAAAAGCGAAGAAAACAGAGAAGAGAGAAATCAAGATAAATGAAAAAAAAGAAATAAAAGTTACTAAAAAACCAACTGATGAAAAGTTAGAATCAGCATTACTTGCAACAATTATTCTTAATATCTCTAGAACTTGTACAAATCATAAAAGTGTATGGGATAAAGAATTAAAAGAAAATGATGGTATTATCCCATTCCAAAAATATATGGAAATATGTAAGGTTCGTGCTTCTGCAGATAAGATATATGAAAAATACTTTGAACCTACAGATGACGATATAGAAGATGATGTAAGAGGTAATTTCTTTTATACAGAAGTTATGGGAAAACAAGCAATGAAATGTCTTTCAGGTATAAATGAAACTCCAATTTTAACACCTGATGACGTTTCTCAAAAGCTTCCAGTAGGCTTTATGGGAACTCTGTGTTCATGGGCAAGAATGGTTAAAGATTTAGATACTGCAAAAATGAAAGGTGCTGCTAGAAGATTAGGAATAAGTGAAAAAGAATTAAATAAAATCTTTAACTTTTCAGATAAATATATGGCATGGGTATATGAAGAAATATCATTTAAATAATTTTTAAGGAGAAACAATGAAAATAAAAGTTAATCAATTTTATGAAAATGTTGATTGTCCTCGTGAGTTTTCTTGTGCTTATTGTGGAGTTCATGTATATGTAAATGATGTGAAAGATAAAAGAGTGAAATATTGCTCAGCAGTATGTGAAAAACAGTACTGGAGAGAAAAATCAAAGCAAAATGCAGCTTACAAAAAAAGAAGTCGTGAAAAAGTCCTTGGACTTAGAAATTACAGTGCAAAAGGTATGGCAATTAAGTTATATAAAGAAAAGAAAGAAGCCGAAGAAATGGACTGGAAAGAAAGAGGTAAAAATGAGTAATGGCTAAAAAAAAATCTAAGACATATGAAATGTATGATGAAATTTCAAAGTATATAAAAAGTCAGTGTAACGACAACTTCACTTTAAAAACTTCTTTAAAAGAAATTTTAGATAAAGTTCTAGAAACAGAAAAAAAGTTTTTTAAAAAGAAGAGATACGATGTTACACATGAAAATATAATAGAAATCATTTGTTATGAAATGGTTTTGAAAGCTAATAAAACAAGACTAAGTTCTTTAAATTATTGGGATTTAATAGAAATAATAAAAAAATGGTTTTTTAAAGCCAAAATAGAGTTAGTTTCAACAGCTGATGCATGGCATACAGATTATATGTCTCATATCAAAGAAGTTTATTTAAAAGCTATCCCTGGATTAAAAGAATTTGATAATCTTATAAAAACTTATACAGAACTTTCAAAAATGATGAATTCTGGAATAGATGTTAGTAAATTTCTAGAAGATACAAAAAATCAACTATCTTCATATCCAAAAGATTTTTGCTTAAAATCACCATATTTATGTAACTTATTGACAGAAATTATTATTGAAGCAGAAGAAAAAAAGGAGAAAAATGAAAAAAATAGAATTAGTAAATAATCAATTAAATGTTAACTTAAAACCAAATGATAAGATATTGCTTCAAACAAAATCAGGAATAGCTAAATTTGAATATATATCAAGAAAAAATGATGAACATCTTATAAAAAGAATAGAAGTAGAAAGAAAATACATCCTATACTTCACAGTTTCAAAGTTTTGGTTTGTAAAAAATGGAACTGTAACTTATTTACTAGGAGATGATTAAATTGCAAAAAATAGTTGAAATTTACAGAGAATGTGGAAATTTTTATGAAGCTGTTCAAAAAAGTGGTTTACCTATTTTAGTTGCTCATAAAATTTTACTTACATCAGGATTATTAAAAATACAAGACAAAATTAAATATGGTGGTAGATCTACAAGACTTGGTGGAGAAGCTGAAGAGTATTTTCAAAAACTTGTACCTAAAGCAATTGATGCTAATAAATATTGGCAAAAGAATAATCCAGTTTTTGATTTCTGTTTAGATGGACTTTATATTGATGTTAAATATTCATCTATAAGAATGAGAAGTGGTAAGAAGTCTTGGGGTTTTGATTGTAAAAATGGTGCTGACTTAATAGTTGGCTTCTTAGAGAGTGAACCTGGAGCAGGTTTAAAAAATCCTTATATAGTTATTTTTCATAATCAGTTTGTTCCTTTAAAAGGAAATTTAACTATAACCGAAGAAACACCTAGATTTAATGATTTTCAGGTAAAAAAAGAAGAAGTAAAAAATATAGTAGAAGAATATGCTGAGTTAAAAAAGATATTGGAGAAAGGATAATAAAAAATGAGTTTCAAGGAACATAATAATAGAGATATAAGTAAAAAACTTGCTGAATATATAACAGGTATAGCACTAAGAAAATATGTAGCTAAAAAAGTTGAAAAGTATTTAAATTTAGAAAAAGTAACAGTATTTGATGGTGCAGTAGGAAGTGGACAGTTAGAACAATTTATCAATCTTTCTATACTCTATGGAGTTGATGTGCAAGAAAACTCTATTAATTCAGCTAGAGAAAACTTTGAAAATACAGAACTTGAAATAAAAAGCTTCTTTGAATATGAAAAAGAAAATCTAATTGTAGATTGTGTTATTATGAATCCACCATTCTCAATAAAATTTAAAGATTTACCAGAACAAGAACAAAAGAATATACAAAAAGATTTTGAGTGGAAAAAATCGGGCTGTGTAGATGATATATTTGTTCTAAAATCTTTAAAATATACTAAAAGATTTGGTTTCTATATTTTATTTCCTGGTGTGGGTTATAGAAAAACTGAACAGCAATTCAGAAAAATTATAGGACACAACTTAGCTGAATTAAATAGAATTGATAATGCTTTTACGGATACAAATATATCTGTTTTGTTTATAGTTGTCGACAAAAATAAGATAACTGAAAAAGTATATAGAGAAATTTATGATTGTAAATTAGACAAACAAATTTTGGAAGATGAATGGACATTAGAAGATGATTATTCATGGCAACAATTACAAGAAGAAAAAGAAGTAGAAGAAGTTGATATCAATACTTTAAATACTCATGCTTCAGAACTTTGGATAAATGTAGTTAAAAAAAACTTAGAATTGGATCTATTTTTAGTTCAAGAATGCAATGCTAATATAGATATATTAGGAAACATAAAAAGACTTAAATCTATTTGTAAAGAATTTGAAAGGAAATTAAGATGTTGCAGAAATTACAGGAGTTCAATGACTACATTTGAAAAACAAGCAAAATTGATATCTTTATTTGATGCAGTGTCAAAGTAGGTGAAAAAAATGATTAAATATAAGGGAACAATGGAAGTTATTCAAGATAATTCAAAAAGAACAGTGAAGTTTGAAATAAATACGGAACACCCAATGACAGAAAATGAATTAGAAGAGTTTGAAAGAGACTTCAAAAACAATTTTATGAGAACACATAATGGAAATATAGAAATTATTAATTTTTTTATAGGAGTTGATGAGAAATTATGAAATCTATAAAAAAACTACCAAAATAGAAAAAGATAAATATTATTAAACTTAGAAGATTCTGATAAATTTAGCAATTTATAGATTTGTGAGGCAAAATAAATGATAAAAATTTTAGAATTATTTGGAGGCATTGGAGCACCAAGAAAAGCTCTTATAAATTTAGGTATTTCCCATAAATCAATAGATTATGTTGAAATAGATGAAAAAGCAGTTAGAAGTTATAATGCAATGTTTCATGAGTTAGATAAAAAAAAACCAGATACAGTTGTAGGTTGGAATTTATGTCCTGATGTATTAATACATGGTAGCCCTTGCCAAGATTTTAGTATCGCAGGTAAGCAAAATGAAGCAGATGTAGGAAGTGAGACAAGAAGTTCTTTAATGTGGGAAACTATTAAAATAATTGAAAATATGGGAATTTGGAAACCAAGAATTGTTATTTGGGAAAATGTTAAGAATGTCTTATCTAAACACATGATACATAACTTTAATAAGTACCTAAAAGAAATGGAAAAATTAGGTTATATAAATAAATTTGGTATTCTAAATGCTAAAGATTTTGGAATACCTCAACATCGTGAAAGAGTGTTTACTATATCTATTCTTGGTAATAATAAATTTAATTTTTCTGCATTAGAAAAAAAAGAAATGAAACATATAAGAGAATACTTAACAAATGACTACAGTGAAAAACATTTGGTCACTCAACCAAGTATGTTAAATAAAATAAACAAACCAGGGACATTTGGATTATATATAATTGATGACCATTGTAAAACTATAACGACTAAACAACTTAGATGTCCAAATGCAGGAATTATAGATATCGGAAAAGGACAATATAGATATTTAACCGAATTAGAATGTTGGCGATTAATGGGATTTGATGATAAAGATTTTGAAAAAGTAGCTAAACAACATAAATTAAATAAAAAACAAATGAATGGAGCTTTATATAAACAAGCAGGAAATAGCATTTGTGTTCCTGTCTTAGAAGCAATTTTTAAAGAATTATTTAAATAGTTTAAGATGAGAAAGTAAGAAAGCGAAAAATTGGAGGTAATTAATGAATTTTGATAAAGTTATAGAAGTTCAAAATTGTTTCTCAGAAGTTGAAAAATATATAAAAGTAAAAAGTTCATTATCTATGAATAATGATGAAAAAAATATTCTGATAGCTTTACACTATGATTCTTTCAAAATTATAGAAGCTGATAGAATAAATATTTTAGGTAAAATTCAAAAATTAAATAAATCATTTGAAATAAATCATGTTGTTATAAATAATCATATGGTTTTATTTCAGGGAACGGTTAAGGGAAGTGATTAAAAAATGAAAATAAAAAAACCTGAAAATTTTAAAGATATATTAAAATTACAAGAATATTTAGATAGTAATATTAATAATGTTAGAGATAGAACTTTTGAAGATATTCAAATGTCATTAATTGCTGAATGTGTTGAATTTAATGAGGAGACTATGCTTTCTCATAAAACTTGGAAAGTTAAGCCTTACAATAAAGAAAAAGAATTAGAAGAACTAACTGATATTTATTTTTTCTTTGCTCAATTATTAAATTACCTTGATGATGAAAAAAATAAAGAATTAAAATATGTTATTTGTTATTCTTTTGATGAACAATATATCAGTACAAATGAACCACACCTTTTAAAATTTATTCATTATGTTTATACTGAAAAACTAGCAATAGCTATGGATGAATTGAATGCTATCACATATCAACATAATTACACAACACAAAATATCTTAGATTGTTATTGGGAAAAGTGGCAAAAAAATATGAAAAGAATAGGCAAAGAATGGAATTAGGTGATAAAAAATGACAACACAAGAAATGAGAACATCATTAGAAAAAGAATTAGAGAAGCTTCCTTTTTTTATATCAACAAAAGATACAGCTGATTTTTTAGGAATTAGTAAAAGTAGCGTCTTAAAGAAAACTGAAACTGGAGAATTAAAATCTATAAGAAGTGGAAGATTGATTAAAATACCAAAGGAATGCCTAATTGAATATGTATTAAATGCAATGTAAGAAAATAGCATATTGACATTTTTTAATAGTTGACCGATAATTCTTTATCGGTAGCTATTAAAAAAAGATGAAGGAGGAATCTTGTATACATCAAGCTACACTAGAAAAAGAGGTAAGTTTTACCATTTAGTTTTTGAATATATAAAAAATAAGAAAAAAACTGTAAAATCAAAGTCATCTAAAACTGATAATGAAGAATTAGCTGAAGAAATGTTAAAAGTTTTTGAAGAAGAATGTAGAAAGTTTTTTGGAATATCTGAAGATAAAAAAGTTGGCAGCAGGAAAAGCGTCTTTACAAAAGTGGACCAGGATGTAAACCTTTTTGATAAAGAAATTAGCTTCTGTAATTTCATTTTAGGATATGTAAAAATGAGATTTAAAACTATTGATGATGCTACATACTCATCTTATCTATCAAATACAAAAATATCTATATTACCTTACTTTTTTAAAGAAAATAAAAAATTAAAGGATATAAATACATTTGATATCCAGAAGTATTATTTTCATGAATTAAATGTAAGAGGAGTTTCTGCTAATACTGTTATTCATTATCATAATCTTTTAAGTTTAACATTTAAATATGCTCAAAAAATAGGAGTAATTAATATAAATCCTATGTTGAATGTTGAAAAACCTAAAAAGGTTAGGTATATTGCAAAAGTTTATAATCATGAACAAATAAAAGAAATGCTTGAAATCTTAAAAAGAGAAGATAAAGCATTGTACTTAGGAGTAGTTATAACTAGCTTCTTTGGTTTAAGAAGAAGTGAATTACTAGGTTTAAAGTGGTCAGCTATAAACTTTGCAGATAATACAATGAGTATTATTCATACAGTTACAGAGACTAACTTAAATGGTAAAAATGTTTTAATAAAAAAAGATAAGACAAAAAGTACAGCTGGTTTAAGAAGTTTTGTTTTACCTGGATCTATAAAAGAGATGCTTCTGGAGTTAAAAGAAGAGCAAAAAAGAAATAAAGAAAGACTAGGTAAAGGTTATTATAAAAAAGATGAAGAATATGTTTATGTTAATGAAGGTGGAGAGTTACACAAACCTAAGTTCTTGACTAATGGTTTTAGGAAGTTCTTAGCAAAACATAATTTAACACATATTAGGTTTCATGATTTAAGACATAGCTGTGCAACAATATTATGTGAAAGCAATGTAAATGTAAAAGACATTCAAATGTTCTTAGGACATAGCAGTGCTAAAACTACAATGGATATATATGTACATCAGATGAACAGGAGTAATTTATCAACGATATCTATAATTAATGAAAAAATAGGTATCTGATAAACTTACTAAGTCAATCAAAATAAAAAAAGTTACCATTAAAACTAATGGTAACCCAGATATTTATGTATTTTGTTTGACTTTCGACCCTGTCAAAACCTGTCAAAATAATTTTTTGAGTACCGCTAATACTCAATAAATCAGTGTTATATGGCGGTGAGAGAGGGATTTGAACTGTATTATATTATACATTTTTTGATAATTTTTAATTTTTTAATCTTTTTTTGTAGCTATCGTTATCTTTTATCTTTTTTGTGTTATCCTTCTTTCAACCATAATTATATCTAAGTTATGTTAAATTTTTTATCATATATTTATTATACTTTATATATTCAAGAAAAGGCAAGATATTTTTTATATCTTTTTTTTATTTTCAATAAAAAAAGAGTAGGAATTTCCTACTCCTTAAATTTATTTAATTTCATTATCAAAATCTTCTTGCTTTATATCTTCAGGTTTTATATTTTTTTCTTTATCTTTTAAAGAATCTGTATTACACTTATCTCCTTTACACTGCTCAAGAGCTGCTTTTAATTTTTGTGGAATAGGTAATCCTGCTCTTGCTCCATTTTCTGCTATACTTAGTAATTCATTAGCACAATAAAATAATCCTACTAAAGTTCTAAAAGCTAGTTCTGGAACTAATTTATGCATCAAAGAAGCACCACACAATATAACTAAGATTAAGAGCTTTTTTCTTAAACCTTTAAAAGCTCTTTTAGAATTAAGATTTTGTGTTTTGTAGCCAACAAACATTCCACTTAAAAAATCTAAAAACATTAATCCAAATAATACTTGCGAGAGAGTATCCCATCCTCCAATTAGCCAGATAAAAAAAGCTATTGCATATGCACAGATTTTTGCAATAATTTCTAAAAATTCTACTGTCATGTCTCTTCCCCCTATTTAAAAATATATTCTGTGTATTGTGCTTCTATAACTTTTTTTCTTATAAATTTCTTTTTTCCCACTTTTTCAACTGTTACTGTTTTATCTTTTACTGTTTCTTCTAATTGTTCCTTAGATATATTTTCTACTTTAAGAGGGATATCAACTACAGTTGTTCCAGGATCACTATTAGCACAACCTTTAATAAAAAATGACATTAATAATAGAAAAATTATTTGTTTCATTCTTCATCCCCTTTATTATTTTTTCCTTTAAAATATTCACCTATATTCTTTTTACCCCATAATCCTGCACCAAACATTCCACAACACATTATTAAAAATGTAGGAACATTTACTTCAAAGAATATATATCTTCTTTCTAAAATAAAAGCCAAAATTGATAATATAAGCCCCCAAGCACACCAAGCACATCCAATCCAAACACATAATGGAAAAGTTATAGGTATTATCTTTTCAAAAAGTTTTTGCTTAGTTTTAGCATCTTCAATATCTAATCTTCTTAATTCTTTTTCAAGCTCAGCTTGAGCATTTTTATCAGGAACAAATTTGTTTACTATTTCTAAAGTTTTATCTAATATTGCCATATTGTCCTCCTAAATTTCTTTAATAAAATTTACAAATAAATTTACAACATCACTTTCTACAGAATACTTTAAAGATTCATCATTGTTAGTTCCAAAGAAAGGTTCTACCAATATATATGTATCTTTTGACTTACATATTCCATAACCACCTCTAACTTTACTATCCTGGATCTCTATTATTCCATTTCTACCTCTTATCTTACTACCAAACACATTTTGTAATCTAGCCATAAAGTTAGTCGCTAATTTTTTAGCTTTATCATTTGTATAATAAACTAGACATTCACAACCATTTGCCATTTTATTTTCAGCAGCATTAAAATGAAGTTCAATACATAGTTTATAATCTTTAGAATTAAGTTCTTCCAAAACTTTATACATTTCTCTTGTATAATATTCATTAGGTTCTCTTTCATATATGTCAACTAATTCAGGAACAACAGTTTTAATTTTTTCAGCTACTCTTTTCCAATAATCATATTCACTTCCTACTATTTGTGAATAAGCCCCCTTAGATCTTTTGTTATGTCCAATAATTAGTGCTATTTTCATTCTTTGCCTCCTACTGCTTTCATAACTAATTTATGTAATTCATTTACTTTATTTTTAAATTCTGTTATTGTTAATTCTTTAGCTTCAATCTCTTTTTTGAAAAAACTTTCAGCATTAAAAATTGACTGTATAAACATTGTTCCAGAGAACATCATATCCTCTAAATCTTCTATTGACATTGGCATTCCAAATCCATCTTGAAAATACCAGGTAGATTTTAAATCTTTTTTAGTTTTCTTTTTTCCTATTTCTAATGATTTAATTGATATTTCCATATATATTAAATCTTTTATTCTTAATTTTTGCCTATGTTCTTTATAGTCAAAGCCATATTCTAATGCTTCATTTTTTAACTGATCTACTAAATTAAAATAGTCATCTTTTTCTCTTTTTGAATCATATTCCCATATAGCAGAATCTCTATTCCAAGTTAAATACTTTTCATTTTTATTTGGTTTAGGGATTTTCACAATTTTTTTGTCTCTTACAACTTCTCCTGGTTCTAATTGAACTTCTATTCCTTCTTCAATTAGTTCCTCTCTTGACATTTCTCTTATCATATTAGTTGAAGGATCATAAGTTGGATTTTTAAAAGCTTCATTACTTTCAACTATAATATAGTCATCTTTATTAAGGTCAGGATAATCTAAAAATAAATTATTATTCATATAGTCTCTAACTTCTTCTGCAGTTAGATTAACTGAAAACTTTACCTCTGCCCTCTTAGTTTTTGTGTATATATAGAACATATTTTTTCTCCTTTCATTTTGTATAGATTTTCAAATTTATTTA